GCTACCTGGACGAATACGACGCCTTCGACAGCAACATCGAGAAGGAGGGCGATCCCGGCACGCTGGCTGCAAAACGTGTCGAGGGCGCCACCTTCGGCAAGATGGTCTTCGCCAGCACGCCGAAGCTCAAGGGCTTCTCCAACATCGAGAAGCGCGAGCGCGACGCCGAGCTGCAGGTCACGCCGATGATCCCCTGCCCGGAGTGCGGCGGGTTCCATGCGCTCACCTTCGGCGGAGAGAATGACCCGCACGGCTTCAAATGGACGGACGGCGACCCCAAGACCGTGCGGCACCTCTGCCCGCACTGCGGCGCGCTGATCACCCAGGCGGAATATCTCGCCCTGGCCAATCCGGAGACATGCCGCTACCAGGCCACCGATGGAGAAATGAGCGGCACCACCCTCGACCGCCGCGGCGTCTTCCGCAATGCCTCAGGTGAAATCATCCGCCCGCCTGCCAGCGTCGCCTTCGTCGGCACCTGGAGCGCCTACAGCCCGAACGTCTCATGGGAGTCCATCGTGCGCGACTTCCTCGCCGCCAAGCGTGAGGCAGGGGAGGGCAAGAAAGAGAAGCTGCAAGCCTTCGTCAACACCACCCTGGGCGAATACTGGGCAGAGGAATACGAAAAGTCAGACGAAGACGAACTGCGCGCCCGCGCCGAGCCCTTCCCGCTCGGCCGCGTGCCGATGGGCTGCCTGCTGCTGCTGGCCGGCATTGACACTCAGCCGAACCGGCTGGAGGTCGTCGTGTGGGGCTACGGCCGCGGCTGCGAATCATGGACCATCGACCACCGCGTCTTCTTCGGCAACCCGGACGAAGATGCCGTGTGGGCCGACCTCGACGAATACCTCTTCGAAACCGACTTCCCGCACGCCAGCGGCCAGCGCCTGCGCATCGCCGGCGCGGCGATCGACACTGGCGGCCACAACACCCACGCCGTCTATGCCTGGGCGGCGAAGCACCAGCGCCGCAAGGTCTTCGCCGTCAAGGGCCGCAGCGGCCGCGAAAAGCACATCCGCGACGGCGTCAGCAAGGTCGACATAGACTGGCGCGGGCGGCTGCGCAAGAACGGCCTGCTGCTCTGGTGGGTCGGCACCAACCACGCCAAGGACCTGCTGCACGGCCGCCTGCAGATCACCCGGCCGGGGCCGGGCTACATCCATTTCAGCAACGAACTGCCGGACGAATGGTTCAAGCAGTTCGCCGGCGAGGCCCGCACCACCCGCCGCACCATGCGCGGCGAGGAATCCGTCTGGACGCCAACCCGCAAGCGCATTGAAGCCTGGGACTGCTCGGTCTATACGGTATGGATCGAGGCCACCTTCGAACTGGCCAAAAAAACAGCCAAGTGGTGGGACGACATCGAGGCCAAGGTGCAGCCGATGGTGGCGGACTTGTTTGACAACGCCGCAAAAGTCAGTCCCGCCGACACGGCGCCGCAGCCCGAACCGCTCGCCGCCGCCGTCATCGCATCAAAACGCCGCGCCGGCCGCGCCGGGGCGGGCAACTTCGTGAAGGGGTGGAAATGAGCACATGGTTCAGCGAATACCGCGTCCGCACGCTGGCCGAGCATATCGCGCCGCGCATCCAGCCGAAGGTCGAAGCCGCCATCGCCGAAGTCTTCCGCGCCCACATGCCGGCGCTGCTGATGGATGCCATCCGCGCCGAGATCGGCCACGAACACGCCCCCAAGGGCAGCGCCGCCGCCCGCCGCGACCGCGACAGCCTCATCCGCGCCCGCTTCAACGGCCGCAACGCCACCGCCCTGGCCGCACAGTTCGGACTGTCGGCCAAGCAGATCGTGCGGATCGGTCGGGGGGTGAAGTAGCCGGACACCTTCCCCCTGAAAATGTCCAGATGATCCCGGCACAGTGGCAGCATGACTGCCACTGTGCCCGCCACCGAGCCGGCTTCCGTCGTTGCCGGCGACACCTGGACGTGGAAGATCGCGCTGGACGATTACCCGGCGCCGGCCTACACGCTCAAATACCGGCTCATCAACGCCTCCGGAAAGATTGACATCACCGCAGCGGCGGACGGCACCGACCACCTCGTTACCGTCAGCAGCGCCACCTCGGCGGGCTACACCGCAGGCGACTACGCCTTCACGGCCTGGGTCGAAAAGACCGGCGAGCGCTACACCGTCGGCAGCGGCACCATCACCGTGCAGCCGAATATCGCCGCGCTCAATGTGCTGGACGCGCGCACCGATGCCGCCAAGATTATCGACCAGCTCATGGCGGCTTACACCAGCTACACCGCCAGCAACGGCCACGTTGCCGAATACGAGATCGCCGGGCGGCGCATGAAGTATCGCAGCGCCGCCGAAATCCTGACGCAGATCAACCTATGGGAATCCCGCGTCGCCGCCGAAAAGCGCGCCGAGCGCATCGCCGCCGGGCTGGGTGGCGGTAACAAACTCCTCGTGAGGTTTTGATGGGCATCCTCGACCGCATCCTGGGGCGCAAGGCGGCAGAGGCGGCGCCCGCCATGAGCAAGCGCGCCGCCGCGCTCATCAACGCCACCCGCAGCTATGAATCCGCCCTGGCGGATCGCCTCACGGCGAGCTGGCGCGCGGGCGGCATGACGGCCAACGACGAAATCAAGGACGCGCTCGAAACCACGCGCAACCGTGCCCGCGATCTGGCGAAGAACAACGAATTCGCGCGCAAGTACCTGTCGTTGGTGGTCGCCAACGTCGTCGGCCCGTCCGGCTTTGCCCTGCAATGCCAGGCCAGCGAACAGGGCAAGCCCGACAGCGCGGCCCGGCAACTGATCGAAGGCGCCTTCGCCAAGTGGGCGCGGCGCGGTGTCTGCGAAATCAGCGGGCGCATGGCCTTCGTCGATGTGCAGCGCGCCGTGGTCGAGACCTGGGCACGCGATGGCGAAGCGCTGATCCTGCAACTCACCGGCAAGGAAGCCGGCAATGCCAATGGCTACGCCCTGCGCCTGATCGAAGTCGAGCGCCTGCCCGTCACCCACAGCAAAGATCTCGCCGCCGGCAAAAAAGCCGTGATGGGCGTCGAGGTGGATGACCTGAATCGCACCGTCGCCTATTGGCTCAACCTCGGCCCCATCGGCGGCAGCAGCTATGCCGCACAGGCCACGCTGCGGCGCATCCCGGCCGAGCAGGTGATTCACGTTTTCAAGCCCTACCGACCCGAACAGGTGCGCGGCTTCCCCTCTATGCACGCCGTCATTCGCGGCCTCAAGATGCTGGATGGCTACGAGGAAGCCGCCATCGTCGCCGCCCGCACAGGCGCCGCGAAGATGGGATTCTTCACCAACGCCAACGGCGACGCCGCGCCGCTGGCGGACGACAAGGACGACGAGGGTAACTTCATCACCGACGCCGACCCCGGCAGCTTCAACGTCCTGCCGCAAGGCTACGACTTCAAGGCATTCGACCCGGACTACCCGCATCAAGCCTATGCCGATTTCGTCAAGGCCCGCCTGCGCAGCATCGCCTCCGGCCTCGGCATCACCTATCACGGCCTCGCCAACGATCTGGAAGGCGTCAATTTCAGCAGCATCCGCAGCGGCACGCTGGAAGAACGCGATTCGTGGATGGTGCTGCAAAGCTGGTTCATCGAAGCCTTCATGCGCCCGGTGTTCGCCAACTGGCTGCACTGGTCGCTCACCATGAACGCCATCACCTACCCGAACGGCTCCGCGCTGCCCATCGCCAAGTTCGACAAGTTCGCCGAACACGCCTGGCTGGGCCGCCGCTGGGGCTGGGTCGATCCGCTCAAGGATATCGAAGCCAGCCGCCTCGCCATCAAGACCGGCATCGCCAGCCCGCAGATGGTCGCCGCGCAGGCCGGTGTCGATGTCGAAGACGTGATCCAGGCCATTGCCGATTTCGAGAAGATCGTCGCCGATAGCAAGGTGACGCTGGTCGATTACGACAAAAATCCCGCCCCGGCGCCGGAACCCGCGCCGCCACCCGAACCCAGCGCCACCGACAAGGCGCTGGTGCTGATGATGGCGCGCATGGCCGAGCCGCTCGCCGTCCCGCCAGCGCCGACTTTTGTCGTGAACAACGCCCCGCCGGCCGTAACCGTCAATACCGGCGAAACACGCAACGAAATCACCGTCCAGCCCACCCCGCCCACGCCGGTCGAAATCCGCAACGAAATAACCACGCCCGAGCCGCAAGTCAACGTCGAAGCCCACTTCGAGGCGCGCATGCCAGAGCAGGCCGCGCCGGTGGTTCAGGTCAATGTCGAGGTGCCGGATACCATCAGCATCGCCGCCATGCCAACGCGCGTGACCACTACCGACATCCAGCGCGACAGCGCCGGAAACATCAAGACATCAACGCAAACCGAGAAAGACAAGGAGTAAACCATGAGCAAATCCAACACCTTCGAGAACGACCTCCTGCAGCTCATCTTCAACAACGTCGACATCGCCCTGATTGGCGACGCCGCCGGGCTGCAGAACAGCGCCGCCGCCGGTTCGCTCTACGTCAGCCTGCACACCTCCGACCCCGGCGATGCCGGCGACCAGACCACCAACGAAACCGCCTACACCAACTACGCCCGCGTCGCCGTGGCGCGCACGGTCGGCGGCTGGACGGTCAGCGGAAACACCGTCAGCAACGCCGCCCTGGTGCAGTTCGCGCAGTGCGGCGTCACCGGAGCCACGCTGACGCATTTCGGCGTCGGCACGGACGCCTCCGGCGCCGGCAAGCTGCTCTATTCCGGCGCATTGACCGCGTCGCTGGCCGTGTCGTCCGGCATCCAGCCGCAGTTCGCCGCCGGCGATCTCGACATCACCGAGGACTAAATGGGCTTTCGCAACGTCGCGGCCTGGGCGGATTCGGAGGCGGACGGCCGCTCCTGGCAATCCTTCTTCCGCAAGGTGCCGCCGTCGGCCGCCACCATCGCCGGCCAGTGGTTCGATTACTCGACCGCTGCCGGCGTGCCGGTGCCGAACTACTACGCCTCAAGCCCGCTCGTCGCGCAGCGCCTGGAAGCGAACAACGGCATTTTCGTCCCCGCGCAGGACACCGATCGCTGGCTCAAGAAGGCCACGGTCATGTCGGCGGCGGCCAGCGTCACTTCCACGAAGAACCAGAACCAGCAGCTGATGCTGCTCGACTACCTGCTTTACGTGCCGTTCATCGACCTCGACGCGGCCGGCGAGGAGCAGGTGTTCGACACCACCATCGGCCTCGACCGCTACACCGATGGCATTGGCGTGCAGATGATGGTGGTCACCCAGGCGCCGACCGCTGGCGGCGGCAGCTACCAGGTCAAATACATCGACGACACCGACACCGAACGCACCACGTCGCTGGTCTACTGCCCGGCCGCGCAGCCATCCGGTGCGCTGTGCAGCGCCGTCGCCGCCGCCGCCGGAATTTCGCCCTTCGTGCCGCTCAATGCTGGCGTCAAGGGTGTGAAGCGCCCGGTAAGCATGACCGTCTCGGTGGCCAACGGCGGGCTGGCGGCGGTCGTGCTGGTGAAGCCGCTGCAGATGAGCTACGCCCGCGAGGAATGCCGCCGGCCGACCTCCTCGCCAACCGAATCCTACGGCCAAGCGACCGAAATCGAGCGCATTCGGCAGTATGCCGGTTCGGTGAAGGTCGAACCCGAAGCCTTCCTCGGCTGGATCGGCAAAGGCGTGGCCGGTTCGCTTGCCTCCGCCCCGCTCGTGGGGTGGCTTGAAACTTTCTGGGAGCAATGACATGGGCTGGACTTCACAAGACGCGCTGATTGACGACGTAACCAACAACGGCCAGTTCCAGTACGACGTGCGCTTCAAGACGATCAGCACCGCGCAGGTCGCCGCTTTCTGGACCAACCTCGGCGTGTTCAAAGGCAGCGAACCGGCCAG